GGATTGTTTAGGGGATGTTTCCATCCCCTATATAAATTATCTTCTTATAATGTAAGTTAATAACATATGTGTATTGCTATTAGTACATTCTCCATTAGATCTTATGTAAAGACCATCTCCAGCACCAAGTTCTACTTGATCGCCCATTATAAATTCAGCACCAGTATTTGCTGCTGATACTGCTAATGTGCAGTCAGAACCTGAATCTGATTCAGATCCAGCTTTAATGTGCATAATATCAAAAGTTGTTACAACATCGACTGCAACACCTTGAACACATGCAGCTATACCTACTAATTTTCCTGCATCAGGTATACACGCAGGTCTTGTTGTACCAGAACCATCTGTTTCAGCATTTTCTAGTCTATAACCAGTTAAAAAATAATCGTTTAGTGTTCTCATTTTGTTCTTTCATTGTTCCGTCTTTAACCCCTCTCAAGACTTCAATGTTAAAAAGATGCAAGGGGAGTAGATTTGAGGTTAATAACAGATTTCAATTGTGCTTCAGTAAAGGCTCTTTGAGTACCATCTGTTCTAGCAGTATTACCTATGCCAGCACCAGACGCACCACCTGAACCGAAAACATCATTTGTGATTACCCATGCTCCAAGACCACCCATTTCACGAGCAGTACCTGAACCACCAGTTACTTCAGCGTTATTAGCTGTCAAAGAAGATTCTAGATCTCTTTTAAGCTCTTTAGCTGCTTTGGCTATTTGGTAAGCAATTTCAGATGCACGACCAGCTTTATCTACTGCTTCTTGTGTACCAGTAATTGTTACAACTTTGTCCATAATTTGAGACGAGTTGGACAATCTAGTAGTAGAAGTGATAGCATCAGCTGTTGCTTCATCCCCTTCGATTACAGCATTAGCTGCTGAAGCTGCTGCCAAACTGTCAGTTTGCCATTCATGAAGAACTGCTGTCGCCTTAGTTTTTGACGCAGAACTTAGAAATGGCGTGTCAGTTGGCGAGATGTTATAAATAACATCCGACAGATCTTCACGTTCACCAATGGAATCGTAAGTGTCAAAAGTTTGACTTGGTTGTGCCATTGTTTATTTCCTTTGTTGTTGAGATTTAAGATTAATCATGTCAAGCAAAGCGTTCTGAGCATCTTTAATATGCCCAGTCTTCTTTAATCGACCGATTTTGTTTCTTATGTTCTCTCTACCTGAACCTGAACCTGATTTAGCGACACCAGCTTTTACAACTCTAGGAGCATTTGCTACCTTCTTCTGTGCTATAGGTCTTTTATCTTTAACAGACTTGTAACTCATAGCATCTTTAATCACCATTAGAAAACGATGATCAGCAAGATTCCCAATTTCGCCATCATTAAATCCATAACTTCTAAGCGATGAACGCATATTAGTTTTGAATTGATCAGCTTTATTAGGATCGCTGTACTCTGGTATGTTCGCTGCTGCTAATTGTCTTTGTGCATCAAGGTATTCACTATATTGTTTTTGATATGCTTCATTTGCTTTAGACTTCATGCCATCAATCTGTCTTTGTTGTTCACGTAACTGGTAGTCCAGTCGAGCTGCAGATGTGGGATCTTCGTCATAAAGTTTATGAAGATCTTTGCTACCTTGTTGCTGCCTGATAAATGAATCAGCAGTCGAAATCATGTCGTTTAGTTCTGATAAACGAGAATCATAAGTTTGACGCAAACTACCCTTTTCAGATTCGAGATCTTTTTTCTCTAATCCTAAAGTGTGAGTTTTTTGTCGATAATCCGAGTCTCTGGAATAACCTGCCTTCAGTTCATCAAGGGTAACCTCTAACTCTTGACCACTAACTTTTATTCGGTGGAGTTCTGGTTCCTCTGTATCTGTTTGCGTTTCTTCTTTGATATCGGTATTTTCAGGAGCAGCTTCTTCTTGAGTTCCTTCAGACTCTGGTTGACTCTCAGTAGAAGTTTCCTCAGTGATCTTTTGAGGTTGCTCTGATGGTTCTGCTTTTTTTTCTGGTTCTGATTGTCCTTCTTCAGGATTCAGGAGTCCAGAAATTTTCTTAGCAGCACCTTGAACAGTTTGTTCTTCTGCCATTGTAACGTTCCTTTCGTTGTTGGTTGACGTATATCGAGCTCCTAGAATAGGTTAGCTCTTTTGTAAAAGCTCAAGATCTTTTTGAGCTAGTTTTCCACTTTCCATAATAGTTTGTAAATGACCTTTAATTTTGTCTAGCATATTATATGCCATCCAAAGGGATCTACGTTTATCATCGTCAGTAAAACTTGTATTAAATATCTCTTGTTTATATGTTTCTAAGAGATCTTCAAATGCCTGTTTCAGCAGGGGATCGTTTAGGAGAACCTGGGCTCTCTTTCCCTCCCTGACTTGTGTTTCTATTTTGTCCATCGTTAAAGAATTGTTGTTGTCCTTTTATCATTTCTTTCATTAAATCACCAGATTTATTTAGATCTGCTTGTTCTAACATACTTCTACGTTTAAGTTCAAGCTCATCTATTTTAGATCCGTATTTAAGTTCTAATTCTTTAATCTTTATTTCAAAATCAAGCAGTTGTTGTCTCATCCTACCTTCAATTTCTTTTAATGTTACATTAGCATTAAGTTGTGCTCTTTGATTTTCACCTTGAACCTGAGCAAGTGTAACTTTTTCAAATTCAGTAGGTGGTTTAGGAGGTAGTTGTGGCATTTGTGCTGCACCAACGTCAGGATCCATAAAGAATGGTTCTATTCCGTTAAGTCCAGCATTTTCAATTAATTTCTTTAAGCTGTTATATATATTTCTTAGATTAACCATAGGACCAAATGTATTTTGTTGTAAGTTTATTGCCTGCATTTGTCGTTCTAATATAGCATTTAATAAAATTAATTGTTGTTCTTTTGATCCTGTACCTAGACCTACTTGAACAGTAACATTAACTCTGTCTTTCCATTCATAAGGTCTCATGGGAATATATTTTCCTCTAATTCTTACTATCTTTTCTTTTTGTTGATACTTGCATACCAACTCAAATATTTTTAAAGCTAGATCCTTAATACCTGTTTCAGCAAAGATTCTGGCAATTAACTCCATTCTCATTTGTGATTGTGTAAGAATTTGGTTTTGTCCAGTTGCTGTTTTATTTAAGGTATTAGCATCTAGCCCTTGTGATTGTCTGGTAATTCCTGTTCTAGTTTCTTTAACAGAGTCCAGATAACCTAACATTGTTGTAGCCTGTTCTGTAATAGGCTGTGCAGGAATAGGCATCATAACATTTTGTGGTGGTTGTTTTGTTCTAACTATTCCGCCTGGTCTATTTGTAAGAAGGTCATCCATAGCAACTTGACCATCTTGTATTGCAACTCTATTGTTATTTGTTAGATACATATTATCCAACATTTGTCTCATAACAGTAGATTTAATAAGTTGTATATCTTCTACCAATTCAGATACTGATCTGCCATGAAATCTATGTGGCATAATTACTGGTGTTATTGAAATAAATGGAATTGTATCTACTTCTTCCATATCCAACATTTTACTTCCACCTGTACCTGCTGTAGTAATTTTTAATAATTCTGCTTTACCATCTTCATTAACATCCATTTTGATGTAGCATTCATAGATTAAGATATCATTGGTACTTTTATCACCATCGGCAAGTCCGTGTGAAAAATCTACGTTTTGATGTCTTACAAATTTATCTTCAGTGAAAAAATCTGTATCACCTACAGGTAAACTTTCTACAAGATCTTTGTCATAACCCATTTCAACAAGCTCTGATCTTGTTTTATTAGTTCTATGACATACAAAGTTTGCAGAATTAATATCTTTAGTTCGTCTTGAAATTAAGAATTCTTCTGGAGGAACTGGCTCAATTTTAACCTGTCCGTATAATCTTGTTCTATGAATAACTACATCATGGAGAGTTACTTTATCTAATTCTTTACCCTGATCATCTGTAATTGGTTCTTCGTATTCGGAATGATTTTTAACTTTAACTTGTAGATCTAAAATAAGATCATTAAACTCATCATCTCCTAATCTTGTATATTCTTCTCTTTCAGTTTTCTGAGAATCATCCCAATAAACTTTTAGGATTCCGTTCTTTTGTATTAAAGCATCTTTAAATGCTGAATACAGAGCAAGGAATCCATTGTTCTCTTTATAAAAAATGTAGTTAAGGTAGTCAGAACATTGACGTGCCATTTCATCATCTTCTGGTCCAGTACCTTCGCAGTTAAATACATTATCTCCTGCAGTAAAAATTCTCATTAAGGAAGGCATAAGACTTTCTACTGTATCTAAAACATCATTGGATACGACTTGAGAACGACCTTCTTGTTCGTTCCCTAAAGGCATACCTAAATAATATTGTAATGATTTTTTTCTTCTTGCTACTAACTCACCACCAATAAAACCTGATGCGTTATGTATCTCTCTACTTAAAACTGATAATATATCTTTTTCTGATTTCATATTATATATCTTGTGTCTACTTTAATTGGTTTCTTCCATTCACTCATATCAATTGGATCATGCACAGCTCCGTATCTTATCGCATCAGCTGCGTGTGAGCACCAATCGTGTAAGGGTTTATTTTTAAAAACCTGATTCTTGTCATCCCATTGTTTCCGATATTGTCTTAGTGCATCTATACCTATTTTACATTTAACTCTATCGAAATAACAACTCGGTAACATATTTCTCACAGATTCTATTCCGTGATCAATTTCTAATTTAGGAGCTACTTCAAAATCTATTCCCAGTTCGTTAGCTACTTCCAATCTAGATTTTCCTGTTCCTAATTCTCTTGCCATGATGTCATGTGGAGCTATATGACGTTCATATTCATAATCTTTTTCTTCAAGCTTATCAGCATAGTGTGCCAATGATTCTCCTGAAGTTTCGTAATAATCTATTAGGTGTATTTCCTCCCCAACTCTTTGAGCAAACCAAATTGCTGTCGAGTCTCCTATACCTAAATCCTTCTCTT